GATGCTCACTGAGGTCTTGGACAGACTTTCGGAATTTTGGACCGAAAAAGAAGCCCTTGCTATCTCAGGATTCGCAAAGGTTTTTCAGTATGTGGTCCCAATGCCTGACATCTTTCAAGAGGTTGTCAACGCAATTTTCTTCAACAAGTTCGGAAAATTCTTGTTCACCAATGATGGGATTCCTCGTTTCCAAGATGATTCTGACGAGAGAATGACATTCCTCAAGGTCATTGGAATCTTCCTCTTGTTCCTAGTGAACATTGGAAAGTGGGTTGCATCGCCTGAGACATTCATCTTTGAGTTCAACAAGATTTTCAATTTTGGGAATCTGACCAGATATTCTGGGAGTTTGTCGGCCTTGGTCAATGGTGTGGTCTGGATGGTCGACAAAATCAAGGTGGAGTACCTTGGAATGGAGCCGAGTTGTGGGATTTCATGGATCAGGCAAAACAAGAAAATGATCTTTGAATTTATCGATGAGTCCCTGTCACTCAAAGCAGAGGGGATCAACAGCATCTTGTCTGATCCAGAGAAGAGGAGAAAGGTCATTTCAATGGCCCCTGACGCTCAGATGATTTTGAAAAATGTCATCGTCACAGACAAGTCGACCAACTATGTCAGGAATCTTAAGGAGACTGGATTTTACATCCAACAATTGGCCGACCAATGTAGGAAGACACCACCCACTGCAATCAGGGTTCGCCCGACAGTCATCACGTTCATGGGAGAACCTCAGTGTGGCAAGACTTATTTGTCCTCTCACGTGGTGTCGCACTACGTGGCTGAGAAGATGGGCTGGGCCGATGGAACATGTTTCATGATTAACTCATCAACTGACGATTTCATGTCCGGATATGCACAACAACCGATCACCATGATCGACGATTTTCTCCAAATGAGGGAAGGAAAAGATTTGAACGGGTTCATGAACATGATTGGGAATGCTCCATATAGGGTGAACATGGCATCGTTGGAGGAGAAGGGAACCCAGTTTCTCTCAGAACTTCTTATTCTAACAATGAACCAAACCCACCCGAAGGTGGACCAATACATCACTGAGCCCAGGGCTCTTTACAACAGGATGTATGAGCATTGCTTTTTCGTGGAACTGAAGATTCCAAAAATCGACAAGGATCGGATGGGTGACAGATTTGTACACCCAGACTCCTACCTGAACTTCTACAGGCAGAGAATGGAGAATGGGGTGAGGATTCCAGATCAAGCACATCCGAAATCTGGAGAAAAGGTCCTCTTCAAAGACATCATCAATGAGATCGTCCAAGGTATCACTAATGAACAAAGGATAGTGAATTCATCAACGAGATCTCATGAGGACGATTCCAGACCAAACTTTTTCCCATCTTTTGATGACTTGGATGATTATGAACAACAATCGATCCCGGTTTTCCAATCAGCCACTACCTCTCCGTACAAAAAGCTGTGTGCGAGGATTACGAGCAAAATTGCTCGTGTTTTGGAAAACGAGACTCATCACAAAGGGAAGATGGACATCCTGAGAAGAGAGTTCCAGAAGCTTTATGACTTGAGATTCTTTGAATCAACCTGGATAACATCAAAAGTCCATGGCAATCTGAGGAGTCATGTTGCGGAAGAAGGCTGGAAGATTCCCATCAATGATTACCGACCCGAGGAGTTCAGAGGAGAATGGTTTTCTTCCGACATGTTCGCCTTTCATGGTGAAGACAAAATGGTGGGATCGATGGATCCTGAACACCGTAGGTGTTATGGACCTGAACCAATGCCAGCAAATTCAGGCATTGGAAAAGCGATTTCGTTTTTGGAGTGGGTCACCAACACTGAAAGAGTTTCAGAACAATTTGATGGCATCATTGCTTCCATCAAAAAGTATTCTGTCTTCATCATGAAGGTCGCAGCTGGAATGACGGCCACTGCAATGGTTGGTTACTGGTTGTTCGGAAAGGGAAAGGAGGAAAATCCAGTTCACCAAGTCTCTTGGTATTCTGCTGGATCACCAGCTTCTGGCGGGAAGAGGAAGATGGATGTCAGAAGGGTTGCGAACCCAATTAGGCCCAAAGTTCCAATTCCAAGCCATCAGGACACAGAGTTCCCAGGAATTGGAACCTACTTGAAGAACACCGTTCAATTGAGGGGCAATGGGAAGGTTACTTGTGGATTCGCTTGGAAGAAGAATTTGATCCTTCTCAATAAGCATTTCGTAGATACTCTTCCTGAAGGAACGATCATCCAAGTCCAGAGGAGATCTCACGATAATGGATCTTTGGCCGATTACAATTATGAGGTCACTTTTGACAGCAAAAACTGTGCGCAACTCTCCTATGAGGAAGGCGATACTGACGTTGTCCTTTGGAACACTGGTTGGACAGGGCATTCTTTTCCTGACATGACGAAGCACATCATCTCTGCTTCGGATTTGTCCAGAATTGACAATCAGTCTGGATACAAAGTTGGGAATGTTTGCAGTTGGGTTCCGAAAATGCGGTTCATCGCGAATCAAAAGACGGAAGCTTCTGACGGTTCATTTACCACTACCCCTCTTTCAATCTGTGGGAATGGTAGGTCAACCGCCGGAGCTTGTGGCAATCCTTGGATTGTTCACAATCCCAAGTACTTTGGATCAATTGGGAAAATGATTGGAATCCACACTTGGGGTAATGGAACGATCATGGGAGCTTCTCCAGTCTGCATTGAACATTTGCTCGCACTTGAGGAGATGCTTCCCATTTCGTTGTCTCCATCGACGTCAACGAAAATTGTCAAGGAGGATGTTCCCCCTCATTTCCAGGAAGCAATTGAAACAAATCATTTTCTTGGAACTGTGGGAAAGGAAGATAGGTGTCACCAACCAACAAAAACAGCTATCAAACCATCCCCTGTTCATGGAGAAATCTTTCCGATTACCCATGAACCGGCGGTCCTTTCACCAAAGGACCCCCGTCTTGACAAGGGCGTTGACTTCGATGCAGACATCATCAAGAAAACAAACAGGCAAACCTTTTGGTTTCGTGATGTTGATGAGGTCAATCAAGTGGTGGAGGCGATGAAGGACGAATTCACGCAATTCGAAGGAGAGAAAAGACTTTTGACTCTGGACGAGGCCATCAATGGGGTAGATGGCACGAGTCATGGCGAGGAGGCTGGTTTGGAAATGAGAAATTCCCCAGGCTACCCTTACAACTTCAAACATGGAAAGGGCAAATACCCGTACTTCAAGGAACTCCCACAAAAACCTGGAGAGCGACTGAAGTACGAGATTAATGATCCAGCTTTGCTTGAGCGAATCAAGAAGAGAATTGATCTGGCCAAGAAAGGGGAGGTTATTGAGGACTCCTACTACATTGACGTTAAGAAGGATGAGCTTCGTCCATTGGAGAAAATCAAAATTGGCGGAACTCGCGTCGTCAATGCTCCTCCTCTTGACAAAATGATTGTGTGGAATATGTACTTTGGTGCATTTAGGATCATGTTCATGAATCCGGACTACGTCGGGTTCCCTCTCGAATCTGCTCTTGGAGTGGAGCCAAAGAAGATTTGGCCTGAGATGGGACTCAAAATGCGCCAATGTCCTCATTTCTTTGGTGTTGATTACAGCAAGTTTGATTCAACCCAATCCCCAGTCTACTATGAGAAGATTGTCGATATCATCAATCATTGGTATGGCGGATCTGAGGAGGACAATCAAGTGAGGAGAACACTCTTCTATGAAGTTGGACACACGATGCACATCTATGGAGATAGTGTCTACTTGGATGATCATGCTCTTCCTTCTGGAGTATGTGGGGGTTTCACGACCATTACCAACATCATGGTCAACAAAATCATCTCAAGAATCGCTTATGTGAGGACTGGGATGCCAATTCAATCTTTCAAGAAGTATGTCACTGCGCTCTTCATGGGAGATGACAATTGGCAACACGTGGATTTGAACAACGAACACCGTGAAAAACTTGAGAAGTACAACCGGCTTACTCTTGCTAAGGTAGCCGGTGAGGTTGGAATGATTGTCACCAATCCTGACAAGTCAGACAAACTGACCGCTCTTGACACTATCGAGAATTGCACCTTCCTCAAACAGGGATTCAATGACAAAACAGTCCCTGGCTTCTATGTTCCAGCGATGGACGTAAAAACAATCCACAATCTGATCAACTGGTACAGACCCGCGGCAAACCCCGAACAATTCACGGAGAATGTCGATAACGCATTGGACTTTGCAGCTGGACATGGAAGGTTGTTTTACGATGATTTCGTGAAACAGCTCAAATCAAACGTCAAGTTCAACTTGGCAATTGGAAATCACCAAATTCGGACTTTTGATCAAACTTTCAATCTAGTGTACATGAATCCCGAAACAAATTCATCTGACATAGGGGCACATGAACGCTGGACAATTCTTAACTAAATTGAGCACTGATGGGCTTGTTAGAGGCAGGTCTTGAATCTGTTAGCTAACCTTGCTAGGTCCTGAGGAGAAAGGCTCACCCAAAATTATTTGAAGCATAAAAACCGAGTCAGGGTAAAGCGGCGACTCTTTATCTTT